GATAGCGACCATGTCCGATACCCATGCCCAGCAGGCGTTGCTTGCTCAGTTGGAGATCAACAAGGCTGAAGCGGCGTCCGGTAGCTTGTTTAAGGGCGGATGGCGGCCTTTCGTAGGGTGGATTTGTGGATTTGCTTTACTGTACCACTTCATCCTCTGCCCACTAATTATATTTGTAGTGACACTTTCTGGTGCAGCAATACCACCACTGCCTGAGTTTGACATGGGTAGCCTTATGACAGTGCTACTAGGCATGCTCGGCATTGGCGGATTGAGGACATTCGAGAAACAAAAAGGGCTAACGAAGTAGTGTGGGTGCTGGTTTGGATGCAGTTAATCTCGGGGCAACCCGTAGAGTATTTCCAACTAGCGGTGTACGGAAGTAATGTTGAATGCGAAAAGAATAGAAAACACGCAGAGATTATGGTAACACACAACGGAATCGCCGTTGCTTGCTTGGAGGTTAAGGTATGAAGATGTTTGTAAACTTATACTATAGGATCAAATACAAATTAACGGGTGTGCTATATCACAAAAGCACTAATGTTAATGTTACAGGCGTTACGGGAAGTGTACTGGGTAAAAGTTCCAAGAAAAAAGGAAAAAAGAAATGACCTTTAAACTATCAGCACGAAGCCTAGACAGGCTTATCGGTGTAGACGAACGACTTGTTTCCGTAGTAAAATCCGCAATCCACCATACAAAAATAGATTTTGGTGTGATCTGTGGGATGCGAACCCACAAAGAACAAGAAGACCTTGTGGCAAAGGGCGCGTCACAGACGATGAAATCTAAACACCTTGATGGACTTGCCGTGGATCTTATGGCATATATTGGCTCAAGGTCGTCCTGGGAATTAAATCTTTATGACGATATTGCTGCTGCTATGGCTGAAGCGGCTCGCGAAATTGATGTGCCCCTTCGTTGGGGTGCTGCTTGGACTGTGCCAAATATCGCACATTATCGAGGCGGCACGATGGAAGATGCAATGAACGAGTACATTGATGAGCGTAGAATGCAAAAACGCAGACCGTTTATAGACGGACCACATTTTGAGCTTATGATCTAGGAGAACTGATATGACTGCCCCTGTGAAATCCAAACGCCCGAAGACACGCCCGAAGAAGAAAATAACTGACATTGATAAAGCGGTTATTGAGGCGTTGAACTACGGGCGTCCACCTGGTGTTGCGTACTATGACTCTGAGGGAAATCTTAAATCTCCGGAACAAGACTTCAAAGAAGGTGGATTTATAGGGGATCAAGCCAAACTTGATTTAAACAACAATAACAAAATTGATAAAGGAGACTTTGACATGATGAACAAAAAGAAGGGTATGGCTATGGGCGGCAAGGTCAAAGCCAAAGGTATGGCTATGGGTGGTAAAGTTAAATCCAAAGGTATGGCTATGGGCGGCAAGGTCAAAGCTAAAGGTATGGCCATGGGCGGCAAGGTCAAAGCTAAAGGTATGGCCATGGGCGGCAAAGTTAAATCCAAGGGCATGGCTATGGGTGGTAAGATTAAATCCAAAGGTTACGCATTGGGTGGCAGTATCAAGTCCAAAGGCGCGGCTATGGGCGGCGCAGGCTTCGGCGCAGCTCGTTCTTCAGGAAAAGCGATAGTCACCTATTAATGGCCTTTCTACAAAGTAACATCCCGCACTTTAAGTGCTGGGTGCGGCGTGAGTACACACACAACCATACTGCGTACCACGGAGAGTTTTTACATGCGATGGCGATTGGCGTCACCACCATGCCGAACAGATGCCTGAGTTTTCAGGTGATTTTCACTGGCTGCGAAGCGGACATCGAGGGTATACCTAATGTCCATGGCGGAGCTATGTGGGCGAGAATGCCCATTACGGCTTTAGTAGGGGACACTCCATTTGAAGAGTGGCCGGAGCCTATGCCTGTTCATGCGGCGCAACCTTGGGACTGCTCGTCCCGTACACACGCTGTATACCAGATGGACAGAACTACACCCTGCCCTTGGATGGCGAAGGTAGAGAGCGAGTTCTACCCTGCCAAATATATGTTTACCGTAGACTACACTGACAGTGAAATTGCGGATGATCCGGCGCAACATAAGCAAAGTCACGTTTTAGAACTGCTTGATGCTGGTCCATATACTGGAAACATTGTTGCTTTGCCTAATAACCGTGTGCGAGTAACTCACCCTGCTTGGTTTGAAACAGGGGAAGGTGCTCCAGACTTTAGACCGTCTCAACACATCCATTACTCCAAGTCAGATCTGGACTATACGTTGGATGTTAATCGAGTGTTCGACAATTTGTACCATGATAGCTCTGAGGAAAAAGAACCCGAAGGAGATAATTCGTAATGGATGTTGTTGATTTTGCAAAACACATGTATAAGGTACTACGAGAGCGCGAACAAGATATTGCAAGTGCTCTCGGAAACGATGCTGCCAAAGACTGGGAGCAATACAAACTCATGGTAGGTGAGATACGGGGCCTTACCTACGCTCGTGAAGAAATAAAAGCCCTGCTGGAGAGAACCGCAGACGATGTCGAAGACTTTATATCTTCCTGATCACGTCGCGCAGAAAATGAACAAGGACACAGAGAAGGCTCCGGCCCCCTCGTCCGATGTGCATAGCGCGTATGTTGACGCCACTGAGAAGGTGTTGGACCCTTCCCTACTAGAGAAACCCCTTTTGCAACGACTACCACAGCCTACGGGCTGGCGTTTACTGGTGATGCCTTATCAAGGCGCGACCAAGACGCAGGGCGGGTTACACATACCAGATGAAATTCGAGCCCGTGAGGCTGTAGCTACTGTTGTAGCTTACGTTCTGAAGTTAGGCCCTCTCGCCTATAAGGACCCGGATAAGTTTGGCGCCGACAGCGCACCTTGGTGTGCTGAAGGTCAATGGGTGTGTATCGGTCGTTATTCAGGGTCACGTTTTAAGATTGACGGTGGAGAGGTTCGCATCATTAACGATGACGAGGTTATTGCCACCATTCTTGAACCCGACGACATCAAGCAGGTTTAGGAGAACAAAATGAGTGAAGAGCAACTAGACCAAGAGGTCCTTGAAGACGAGGGTGTTGAGGTTGAGATAGATGTTCCTGAAGAAGAAACGTCTACGGAAACCGTTGAGGTTGAGGGTAAAGAACCTGAGAAGGAACCTGAAGACGAGCTTGCAAGCTATAGCAGCAAGGTTCAAAGCAGGATCAAGAAGCTCACCGAGAAATATCGGAACGAGGAACGTGATCGAGAAGAAGCTGTTCGCATGGCGCAACAGTTACTTACCGAGAACACTCAGCTTAAAAGCCGTATGCAGAACTTAGACAAAGGTTATTTGACTGAGTACGGCACACGTTTGGACAGCCAAATGGGTGAAGCGAAGCGCCTTTATAAAGAAGCGTATGAGGCTGGTGACGCGGACAAGATGATGGAAGCCCAAGAGGGCCTGTCAAAAATGTCCATTGAACAAGAGCGTTTACGGATTGCTAAACAGCGGTCTGAGGACAAAGTTGCTGTTGAACAGCAGCAGCCTCAAGGGCAGCAAGTGCAGCAGCCCGCGCAACAACAACAGCAACCTGCTCCGACTCCTGACCCTAAAGCAGAGGCTTGGGCCGAGAAGAATGAGTGGTTTGGTAACGATGAGGTTATGACTTATGCCGTCTTCGGTATCCATCGTAAGATGGTTCAAGAAGAAGGAATTGACCCCAACGGAGAAGAATACTATAGTGAAGTTGATCGTAGGATGCGTGTGGAGTTTCCACACAAGTTCAAAGCGAAACAATCGGGCGGAGCACAGGTCGCACCTGCTGGCGCTTCAGCTACCCGCAGTACAGCTAAAACAGGGCGCAGGTCGGTGAAGCTCTCACCATCACAAATTGCGATGGCGAAACGATTAAACGTACCGCTTGAAGAGTATGCAAAGTTTGTGAAGGATTGATAGAATGACTGATAGAAAACCGCGCGAGAGCGCAACCCGCGAAGTAGAAACGCGCCGTAAACCATGGGCCCCGCCCAGTCGCTTAGAGGCACCTCAACCCCCTGCGGGTTATGTGCATCGATGGATTCGAGTCGCAATGCGTGGTGAAGAAGACAAGATGAATGTCAACACCAAGCTGCGCGAAGGATGGGAACCCGTTCGTAAGGACGAGTATCCAGACTACGAAGCTCCTACTATTGACGAAGGTCGGTATGAAGGAGTCATCGGACAAGGTGGACTTATGTTGTGTCGAATACCTGTAGAAACCGCCCAAGAACGATCCGCGTATTACGGGACCCGGACCCGCGAACAGATGGTAGCAGTTGATCAGGACCTAATGAAGGACCAACATCCTTCAATGCCGATATCTAATAATCGGCAAAGTCGTGTATCCTTCGGAGGCACAAGAGGTGACTCCGAGTAACTTTTGAGGTGCTATTATGGCAAATTCTAACGGATCCTATGGGCTTCGTCCTGTAGGTAAACTTGGTCAGGCGACCAATTCTACCGGTATGACAGAATATCGCATAGCTTCAGACAACTCCAACCCTATCTTCCAAGGCATGGCGGTTATTCCGTTGGCTGCGGGCGTGATTGACGATCTACAGGCTGCGGCCGGTGGTAACGTGTCAATCGTTGGTGTTTTTGGCGGATGTGAGTATGTCTCTTCTACTAATGGAGAAACAATTTTTGCAAACTCTTGGCCGGGTTCTGGCGCGGATAGTAATTTCCCCGTCAAAGCCTTTCTGTATGACGATCCAAATCAATTGTTTACAATTGCTACATCTAATGTTGTAGCGGCTGCAAACACTGAAGCAGAGATTCGTGCAGCTGTGTTTGCAAACATCGCGTTTGCAACAGGAAACAGTGGTGTAACAGCTTCTGGAAAATCCACTGCAACAGCAGATTTAAACACAATCGCAACTACCAACACACTGGCACTACGCATTATGGGTATTCAAGATGACCCAGACAATGCTGACTTCACTGCTGCGGGTATTCCATTAATCGTTCGTATAAACAACCACTTCAATGCACCTACTGGTTCCATTGCTGCTGGTACTGTTTCTACGACCGGCGTATAAGGGGACTAACACATGGCTATTTCACGCGCACAATTAGCGAAAGAGCTTGAACCAGGTCTCAACGCCTTGTTTGGAATGGAGTATGATCGTTACGAAAATCAGCACTCTGAAATCTACACTACTGAGTCCTCAGATCGTGCATTTGAGGAAGAAGTTATGCTTTCCGGTTTTGGCGCTGCGCCAACTAAATCGGAAGGTTCAGCCGTCAACTTTGACGATGCGAACGAAGCATTTACTGCTCGGTACAACCATGAAACTATCGCACTTGCGTTCTCAATTACCGAGGAAGCAATCGAGGACAACTTGTATGACCGCTTAGGCAGTCGTTACACACGCGCCCTTGCACGTTCGATGGCTCACACTAAGCAGGTCAAAGCCTCCGCTGTTTTAAACAACAGTTTCTCAGGCGGCGCAACTGCGGGTGGTGACGGTAAAGCACTTTGTGCAACTGATCACCCACTTACAAACGGTGGCACTTTTGCTAACAAACCGTCTACAGATGCAGATCTAAACGAAACTTCTTTGGAAGACGCTTTGATCAATATCGCTGGTTTCGTTGACGAACGTGGGTTGAAAGTCGCTTTACGCGGAATGAAACTTATTATTCCACGTCAACTGCAATTCGTTGCAGAGCGTCTTATGGTTTCTAACCTTCGTGTTGGAACTTCAGACAACGACACAAACGCAATTCGTTCAATGG